CTTAGTAATATGTCCAAGATGCTTGAAGTGATGAAGCAGCAGATTGACAGGAACGGCTGAGACTGATAGAATATGGAAACCATAAATAGATAAAGAATTTCTTATTTTCGTGTCAGTCATTTACGAATTTATTAATAAAGTAAATCAAAAAGTTTATATTGGGCAAGCAATTGATTATAAACAAAGAATAAGATCACATAAGTTTAATTTAACTCAAAATAAAAATACTCCATTTTATAATGCTTTAAAAAAATATGGATGGGATAACTTTTCTATTAATATAGTTGAAGAGTGTGAAGAAGAAAAATTAAATGAAAGAGAAATTTATTGGATAGAAGAAAAAAGATCATTATATCCAAATGGGTATAATTTATTAGAAGGTGGGAATCAAGCAAAACACACAAATATTACTAAACAAAAAATATCAAATAGTAAAAAAGGAATTAAATTTAGCGAATCTCATATTGAAAACTTAAAAAAATCACATATTGGATATGTGATGCCAGATGAACAAAAAAAGAAAATATCACACTCAAATAAAGGAAAAATTATTTCAGACGAAACAAAAAATAAATTAAAATACTCTCAACCACATAGGAAAGAAGTTGGGCGATTTGATTTGGATGGTAATCTTATTACTAAATATGAAAGTATAATGGATGCATCTATTGATTTGAATTGTTCTCCTGGAAATGTATCTGAATGTTGTAATGGAAAAAGAAAAATGAAAAATATTTTGAATGGTGATGTTTTAAAGTTTTTATGAATACGGGCTTGACATCCCTTTCTATTGCAAGTAGAATAAAGTCGTTCCAAAAGCCAAATCCAATTAATTAAAGGTAATCCAATGTCATTCGAAAATCTAAAAAAACAATCTAAACTTGGTTCTCTTACTGCCAAACTTGTTAAAGAAGTTGAAAAAATGAGTTCAACTGGTGGCAGTGAAGATGACCGCCTTTGGCGTCCCGAACTTGATAAAACTGGAAACGGTTTTGCAGTGATTCGTTTCCTTCCTGCCCCCGAAGGAGAAGATGTTCCTTGGGCAAAGATGTATTCCCACGGTTTCCAAGGTCCTGGTGGTTGGTATATCGAAAATTCTCTAACAACAGTTGGGCAGAAGGATCCTGTTTCTGAACATAATCGCAAACTGTGGAACAGTGGTAGTGAGAAGGATAAAGAAACTGTTCGTAAGCAGAAGCGTAAACTGTCTTACTATTCCAACATTTATGTTGTAAAAGATCCTGCTAATCCTCAAAACGAAGGTAAAGTCTTCCTGTTTAAGTATGGCAAGAAGATCTTTGATAAAATTATGGAAGCAATGCAACCTGAGTTTGAGGATGAAACTCCTATCAATCCTTTTGATTTCTGGCAGGGTGCAAATTTCAAACTCAAGATCGTAAAGAAAGATGGGTATTGGAATTACGACAAGTCGGAATTTGGTTCTGCTGAACCACTACTGGATGATGACGATGCTCTGGAAACCCTCTGGAAGAAAGAATACTCTCTCACAGCAGTGACTGCTCCAGATCAGTTTAAGTCTTACGAGGAACTTGAAGCACGTCTGAATGCTGTTCTTGGTCTTCAAACTCCGACTCGTTCTCGCGCTGTGGTAGAGCAAGAAGATGATCTTGAACAGTATACTCAAACTCCTACAGTTCAAGATCGTGTGGTAGAAGAACTAGAGCAATCTTATGCTCGCTCTAAGTCTCCTTCACTTCCTCAGATTGCATCAAATGATGAGGATGAAGACGATGCTCTCTCTTATTTCCAACGTCTTGCTGAAGATTGATTAGGTATATAACCTAATATTATCGGCAGTTTTAAGGGTCTCAGTCTTATATTGACTGGACCCTTCTTTGTATTCCATCAAATCTTTAATATCATTCAATACAATATTCAGATATCTTGGTTTAAGTAAATAGATATTTCTTTTATTGTTTTCAAGGTTTTCTTCATAGTCGTAATTAGATACTGGAATCGCAATGTTTCCTGTGCTTACTTGACTGTCGATAAAGTAGTCAAAATAATTTACTGAATAACCATCCTGAACTTCAAGACCAGCAGGAACCATTACAACTCCTTGACTGTTCTTTACTTCTTTTGTTTCGTAGTGGTGTATTCCATTGTAAATGTTATTATATATACTTTCTTCTGAAGTTAATCCAACTCCATACTTTTCTTTTAAGTAGATATCAAAAGAAGTTTGTGTTAATGGCCACTCTGTTTGAATGTTTACAATATTATTTGAGAGAAGAATTACCCAGTCTAAAGTTGAGTCATCGTAGACTTTAAAGGCAACGTTATCGGGACGGTCATCTCCATCTATTTTGTATTTTTCAAAGAAAACTACATTATTGAAAATATCTGGACGAATATTACCCCTTTTAAAAATATTTTTAACTTCTATATAATCACCTATCTTAGCATCGGGAAGTCTGCTAATATATTCTAAAGATGGTAGTTGCCTGAAGTATGGATTTGCCATTTTAGTATCCTATTAAGGTATCTGAATCACTATCAGATGCTGTATAGTCATCATCATATATGGGTTCTAGTTCTTGGAACTGTAGGTCAAGTTGATATGAAACCATCGATGGATTTTGAGAATCGTCAAATGCCATATAATTTCCTTCAGGGGTGTAATTTACATTACAACTTGTTAGAGCACATTCTTTGAACTTATTTAAGTACGGATGTTCTTTATTTTGAAAGATGTATGAAATGCCAAAAGTATGAGGTGTTTGTAATAGCATAGAAGTTTTGGACCTTTTCACTGACATTGCTTGTTTAAAGTATCTAATAATTTTTTTAACCCTCACTGATTCATTTGCTGAACGTGGTGAAAGTTTAAAGCTAAAGTTAAAAGTGCGAAGATCTGGATTATTAAATAACAACTCTAAGTTTGGATTTACGATAGTTCCAAACTGTCTTTGCATGATTCCACCATCGCCTAAAACACCTTTCATAAGACTTGAAACTATAGATGTTCTTGCTCCACTACCTGGTTGGGCAACTGCTTCCGCTTGTGATCTTGCTTCGCCTGGCACATCACCTCCCATTATTCCAGTTGCCATTACACTACCTAAAGCTTGCTGAAGATCTGGTAAATCTAATCCGGACCAATTGACTGTATTGGAATCTTGAATTCCTCCTGGTATTGGTAGAACAATCGTTGATAAAACTGTTCTATCTTTTCCTAATGGTTTTGGTATTTTATCGCTAACTCCAATTCTTCTTAAGTTTTCGTCCCCAGCAGCAAACCCTTGTAATCCTGATTGTTTGTATTCAATTATTGAAAACTTTATACAGTCTTGAAGTGTTGCATCCAGTCCGATTGGGTATACTACTACAGAATCATACTTCCCTCTCGTATTGCCTTTTATAGTTGCTCTTTCTTCATCAAATTGTTTTCTCTGTTCTTCTGATATATCTGTCGATGTGCTTGTAGTTATTCCTGCTGCAGCAGCGGCAGCATTTCCTTTATCTAGTTGACTTACTTGTTGATCTGTAGCCCCATTTAATTTTGCGTCAATTTTTGCAGCATTTCTTGCTGCCGTATATAATTTGCCACCGGGATATAGGGCAGCAAGTTGATTTGAATTTATTATTGACTTTCCTTCAGAATCTTTTTCTGGGATCCAAGTTTTTCCGCCGTCAGTTGATGTTGCTAGTGGTCTGGGTTGTGGATCACCATTTCTCCCGGGGGCAGTATCTTGTAGGGTTAATTTTGAAGCACCTACTTGCCCGTTTGTAATATTTGCATCAGTTTTTACAGTATATTTTGTTTTTGTTCCGCCGAGATCTACTTCAAAAACATCGCTGGTATTTCCTTTTGCACCGTCAGACTTCCAGGCATTACTGGGTGGCATCAAACTCCCTCCCAACTAAAGGGACAAACAATCTCAGTTTTTTGTAGAGTATGAGACATTTATAAGGAGTTTTTATTTATTTAGACGGAATTTTGCATAAGGTATAGATAGCATTTCATCTAATTCATCATACTTGATTACGTGAAGTTTTCCTGCAACTTCTTCCCAAGTATAGTTTCTATATTTTCTCCAATGAAAATTAATTCCTCTAAATCCCCACTTTTGAATTTCTGTACAAGCAATTAATGGATGCTGATCATATTCGATATTAGGAGTCTTTGCATTATAAACAAAAGTATAAAATTTTCCTACCTCTGGAGTAAATACTTGATCCTTGAAAATTTCCATAATGATTATCATTATATCTTCTGGATCATTTTCGCCCAACGCATCAATTCTTTTTTTAAGTTCTTTAACTCTAGAAGTAGATGATTTCTCTATGTACTGACCGAAACCTTTTGCCATTATTTAATTCCCAATTCATATTCTGTGATGATCTTAAACCCAATCATATTGTCTTCACAGAATTCTTGTGCGGCTTTCCATTTTGCTTGATTAGTAGCATAGGTATAAACTTCGTGAAGATATGATTTAGTTGTTCTTGGTCTTGGTTTTGGAGCAACTGTTTCTTTTTTAGGTTTGATTTCTACAATATACTTTTTTATTTCTCCAGATTGTTCTTTGACTTTGATAATAAAGTCTGGAAAATAATTTCTTATTTTTTGTTTTACTGGATCGTAATATTTAATTCTAATTTCTTCCGAACCCCACGCAATTATACTTGAATTTAGATCACACCAGTGGCAAAATTTTCTTTCCCAACTACTTCTGCAGATAATATTATTTGGATTTCCAATATACTTTTGGGGATAGGATGGTTTGTAGATACTCTTGTTGCTTTCTGCCATTATCCTTACTACATAATATATAATCGTCAAAAAGTATTTATAAATGCCTACACCAAGGTCAGTAGCAGATATTAAATCAAAATTACTTAGACCTGCTTTAACTTCTCATTTTGAAGTTGAGATTCCATTTCAAAAGATAAGTAATAAACTTGTAAACAACATTACGGGAATGAATCTAAATTCTTTTGACATTCAAAAATTAAATTTATCTTGTTCTGAAGCTTCTTTGCCCGGATCTTCATTAGCAACTTTAGAAATTAATAATGATTTTACCGGTGTTACAGAAAGACACGCGCATAGAAGAATATATGATGATAGGATGGATTTTACTTTTTATGTGGATGCCGAAAAATATTTACCTATTGTGTTTTTTGAATCTTGGATTAAATATATTGCTGGGGAAGGTGTAGCAGAAGATACTAGAATGAGGGGAAATGTTGGATCTAAAAGCAGAAATTATTTTTATAGAGTTAGATATCCTAATGAATATATTATGGATCAGGGACTTAAAGTTATCAAATTTGAGAGAGATTATCTAAGTAAATTGGAATATGAATTTATAGGAGCGTATCCGATTAGCATACAATCAATTCCAGTTTCTTATGATTCTTCCAGTCTGCTTAAATGTACTGTTTCTATGACATACATTAGATATGTAATTACTGAATTATCTACCACTTATCCGCCAGATCCAAAATCCGTTGCTGATAATAATTCTACTCCAAATTACGAATGGACTAGTAATCCAAATATACCATCACAAGATTCTCAGTTTAGTGTTGGTGGAGTTCCTGATTTCGGTTCATCCGGAAATACTGTATTCACTTCAGAAAGTGAAGGTCCACAATCAACACTGGGACAGATTTACCAAAATATCTAATAAATAATCAAACTGAAACTTCTATAGGTCATTATGCCTTTACCAAAGATCTCTACGCCAACATATGAGTTGGAATTACCATCAACAGGACAAACAGTTCAATATAGGCCATTTCTTGTTAAGGAAGAAAAGGTATTAGTAATTGCTTTGGAAAGTGAAGATACCAAGCAAATCACTAATGCTATTAAAAATGTAATCAAAAATTGTATTCTGACAAAATCAATAAAGGTAGAAACCCTACCGACTTTTGATATCGAATATCTCTTCCTTAATATTCGTGGTAAATCAGTTGGAGAAGAACTTGAAGTTAATATTATTTGCCCCGATGATGAAGAAACCTCCACTAAAGTGAATATTAATCTTGATGATATTAAAGTTCAAAAGAATGAAGAGCATACAAATAGAATTAGAGTTGATTCAAGCATTATGATGGAAATGAAGTATCCATCACTGGATCAGTTCATTAAGAATAATTTTGACTTTAATGATAGTAGTGCGATGGATCAATCCTTTGATTTGATTGCTTCTTGTATCGATAAGATTTATACTGAAGATGAAGTGTGGGCAGCTGCTGATGTTACTGAGAAAGAACTTGTCGAATTCTTAGATCAAATGAATTCTTCTCAGTTCAAGGAGATTGAAAAGTTTTTCGAGACAATGCCAAAACTTTCTCATAAGATTTTGGTGATTAATCCAAAAACTAAAGTTGAAAGTGAAGTTGTATTAGAAGGGTTAGCATCTTTTTTCGCATAGCCCTAGTCCATATGGACTTGGAGAATTATTTTAAACTTAATTTTGCCTTGATGCAGTATCATAAATATTCTTTGACAGAGATTGAAAATATGATGCCTTGGGAAAGAGACATCTATATTGCTTTATTGCAGCAGCATCTTGAAGAAGAAAAATTAAAACAACAGCAATCTAATGGCAATCAATTCTTCTAGTATTGTACCGATAACAAAAAAGAAGAATGGTCGTGCCTTAGTCAATGAAAAAATTGATGAAAGGATATTAAGATTACTTGGTTTAGAATATGTCTTTGATATTGATTATGATACATATTCAACTCTTCTGAAGGAGGTGATGGTGAGGGGTAGGATGCCTAAGACATCAATCCCCACAGAAGAAATTGAATTGGTTACCGGTGAGTGGAAAAGAATAAAAGGTAAAAGTGGTAGATTTAAAGTTAATAAGATTACCGCAGCAAGTTTTAAAAAAGGAACTGCTGTTGGTGTTAACTTAGGGAAGAAGAAACTTCTTACTGGAATCAGACCTCTTGCTCTTCCTCCTGTTATTGATAAAATAGCAGGAGGAGACGATCTCAGCGAAATTAGAGATCTTCTTGGTGAGATTATAAAAAATTTAACTCAACAAAATAAAGCACAAGGAGACGCTACTGAAAGGTCTAGAAAAGAAGCGGAGAATGCTAGAAGAGCATTAGCGGAATCGAACTTAGAAAAAGGTTTTAAGTTTGCTATTAAGGCAGCTGAAAAAGTCATTGCTCCAGTTAAATCATTACTATCAAGAATCATTGACTTCTTTATGGCAATATTTTGGGGTAAAGTATTCCTCAAACTTTTAGATTGGTTTGCTGATCCCGCAAACAAAAAGAAAATTGATTCTTTATTCAGATTCTTTGGCGATCATTGGCCTAAACTTTTAGCACTATACTTAAGGTTTGGTACTGGTCTTGGTAAGTTTGTTGGTGGATTTACGAAATTAGTTTTCTTCGGAACAAGAAAACTACTCCAAGTTGTTGCCAGTATGGTTGGCGCAAAGGGAGCAGTAAGATTTCTTGGTGGTCGTGGTGGAAAATTTGTTGCTGCGGGTCTACAAGTAGCGACAACTGTTGGAACCACTATGGCATTGAGTGGTGGTATTGAAAACTTTGTTGGTGGCGGTAAAGAGAAAGAAGATAATTTTAAGATTCCTACATTTTCTGGTGGAGGATTATCAAGTCTTAAAAAGTTATTTGGATTTTATGGTGGTGGTCCTGGTCGTGTAAGCGGACAGAAAGGTGTTGATAAGATACCTGCGATGTTGAGTGATGGTGAATTTGTTATGTCCCGTGGAGCAGTTCAAAAATATGGAGTTGGCACACTAGAGTCTATGAATGCTTCTGGTGGAGGAACAAATAGACCCAAGATGATTAGTGGTATTCCTCACGCTGCTGGTGGTGGATTAATAGGATATGCTGGTGATATGATTAAACATCACGAAGCATTATCGTCATTACAACCCGGACAGAATTATTATGTTTCCGTAAAAAGTCCAGAGTATAAAAAAGTTTCAAATAACACTAAGATTTATCCTTACTTGGATAGTGTTAATGTTCCTACCATTGGATGGGGCGCGACTTATTATGATAGTTTATTGAAGGGATCTAAGAAGGTTAAAGTGACAGATCCTCCAATTACAAAGGCAGCAGCAGACAATCTATTAACTAAACATCTTTCTCAACTCATTCCATTAGCAAAATCTAAACTTCCTTTGTGGAATAAAATGTCTCCGCAGCAGCAAGGGACTGTTATTTCTTTCCTTTATAACGCTGGTCCAAATTCTATTAATCCCAAAGGTCCATATCCAAAGTTTTCTAAAGCATTGATTGCTGGTAATATGATTGAAGCATCTAGAAATACTACTAGAGGAGGTCCAGCAGCTTCAAGAATTAATGAAGAAAGAAAATTACTAAGCACTGGTCCATCTGATTTAACTAAAGTAAAACAACCTGTAGCAACAAAACCGAAAAAAGAACCAAATGTATTTGACAGACTTTCTTCTGGGTTCTCTTCAATGATCGGGAAGGCTGGATCTGTTATTGCTCCACCAGCACAAGCAAAGGAACCTAGATATGCTAAGGGTGGAATGGTCCCTGCCAAATTATCAAAGGCACCGGCAAATATAAAAAACATTTCCCCTCCAGCAAAACCTTCTGTAGTTGTAAGAACTATGAGTAGTTCTAAACCAGAAAATATGAATATTCCTGGAGCACCTGGAGCACCAAGACTTCCTTCATTTAGTTCTGCTCGTATTGATAAGGAAAGAAGAAGAATTCTTGATATTCATAGTATCGCATAATAAAAAGATATGGAACCTAAAGCACTTCCTCCCGCAAAAATTAGTCCAGCAAAACTTCTAGGTGGAAGTTCTTTAGCGTCTACCGTCAAGAAGATAAGTGTCAAATCAATTTCGGATGATAAGCGTTCTCTTGAACTTGGTATTATTAAAAAGCAAGTTATAAAAATTAATGATTTAGTTAAAACAAATACTTTACTTAAAGTAAAAGAAGAGGAACGAAAAAGAAAACTTGCCGAACAGAAGAGGTTTGGTGAGAAAGAAAAGAAACTTGAGGAACCAAAGGGAAAAGAAAATAAACTGCCATCACTTCCATCTCTACCTAAGATAGGATTTCTTGATAGAATTAAAAGTTTTCTTTTTAATATTTTTCTTGGATATATTTCTCTTCGTTTACTTCCATATCTACCAAAACTTGCTGGTGTTGTTGGGACTATTATAAAAGTTCAAGATGTTATTATTGATATTTCTGGAAAAATATTAAACGGTTTAGTTTCTTTTGTTGATAAGGCATACGAAGTTCACGATAAAACTAGAAAGTTCTTAGGTGATCTTGGTGGAGAAGGTTTCACTAAGACTTTTGATGGATTTATTGGTGCGATGGATAAAGTTATTCTAGCATCTATTGCCGCTGCTATTGCTTTTGGAGAACTTCGTGATACTGGTGGTGGTCCTGATAGAGGAAGACCTGGAAAGGGTAAAAGACCCAGAGTAACTCAGGGGCGAGGAGGAAAAGGACAAAGACCTAGAGTTCCTGGGACTGGACCAAGAGTTACTACTGGTCGGGGGGGTAAACCTAAACTTCCCGGAAAAGCAGCAATTGGTAAAGGTGGATTGCTTGGATTAGTAACTCTCATTCCAGATATTCTTAACTCTTGGGACTTGTGGCAGAATCAAGGAAGAGGAAAAGATGCATTAAGAACATTTTTTAGTGCTGTTGCTGGAGCAGCTGCTGGTTTAGGTGCTGTAGCTTTGTTAGAAACTGGAGCAGGTCTTTTAGGAGCAACTGGGGTTGGTCTTCCTGCTGCTATTGCTCTTGCCGTTGCCTCATTCGCAACTTCTTCTTTAGTTGGAACTGGCGCATATAACTTAACTGATGCACTTCTTAAAAAAATAGGACTAGTTGATAAAGACCCCTCAACAGGAAAGCCCTATGCATATAAAAGTGGTGGACCAGTCACTAGAGGTGGAAAATTAACAGGTCCCGCAAGAAGAACAATACAAAAATCCAAAGCAAAGAGAACATTAAAGGTACAAACAACAGAAGTCAAACCAGGACAATCTGTTGGTGGAGAAGATAAGATTAAAAAGGTATTTCCCGAGACAGAAACAAAGGATGTTGATACAGTAAATCCACTTGGTTATATGAAGAGTTCTTATAAAACTGCTTCATCCACTCTTGGATTTGGTGGAATAGCAGCAATCTTTATGAAAGCTCAACTTGGAGAGCAACCATCTAATGTTGATTATCAGAATGCTTCTGATGGATTAATTGCTTGGATGCAGAGAACTCTTGGTGGAGGAATTCAAAGAACTGGTGGTGCTTTTGCTGGTGGTGGAGAGGTTGATGCTGGAATGTTTGGTAATGGTGATGATATGAAAAATATAATTGCCAAATCACTTCAAGATAGTGTTGCTCCAAAAATTGAAGATATGATTAATGATTTGAAAAAGCAGATTGAATTAAAACCCAGAGAAGTTAAAAAAGAGAAAGAAGTTAGCGAACCTTCTCCCGGAGAAGATCTGGGTAATGCCACAGAAATGATTGGTGGTGCTAGATTGTTTATGGATCTTGGATTTCCACCTCTAGCTGCTGCTATACTTGCTGGTAATGTTCAAGCAGAGTCTGGATGGAAGGGACAAAGAACTCCTTGGGTTCTTAATGATGGTGCTGGAACTAATAAAGGATTGATAAGTTGGAACAGAACTAGAATAACTAATGCTGAAAAATTCTTAGGAAAACCTCTTGAAACTGCTACTAATGCTGAGCAGGTGAA